TGAGTTCGTCCAGCAGCCCGCCGGCCTCGATGTCCCGTAGCGTGTCGATGAAGGGGCGTGCTTTGCTCATGTGCTGTGCCTCATTTGGTTTGATTGCTGTTGCCCCTGGACGGCAGGGGGCACCGTTGAATCAGGCCGCTTGCTTCGTTGCTTGCGCATCGAGGTAGGCGGCCAGGTCGTGCAGGTAAACGACAGGCTTGGCCCGGGCCGAGCAGTGCAGGCGCTTGACCACCAGCTTGATCCGTCCGGCCTTGATTTCGCTCAGCAAATAACGGTCGGTGCGGATGTGCGCGAAGTACTGCTCGCGCACCGCGGTCAGGCTCGGGCATGGCGTGGCGAACTGGCGGCGAAGTTGTTCCAGGGTGGTGCTCACGCGGAATCCTCCCCATGCCCCTCCATCAGGGGCACCAGCTTGAGGCGGATCAGTTCGGCGAGACCTTCTTTGCTCTTGCCCTTGGCCGCTGCCAGGACGTTGCCCTTGGCGTCTGAAACGACGGCGCCATAGGGGTATTCCGGGCAGTTGACGGGGGTAACGTAGGCAACATGGCCATCACCGATCACCGCGTCGACACAGCGGAACACTTCCGCCAGTTCAACAGAGACGCAGGGCAAGGCCTCCAGCAATTGAACAGCTTCGGCAGAGGCGCCGATAAGCGTGGCTCGGCTGATCACCGTCGGGTGATTGAGGTACATGGGCACCAGCTTCAGGGCGCCTACAGCGGAATTGATGGCGTTGGGTTTCATGCTGCAGCGTCCTTTTTGGTGATGGTGATATCCAGCTTCTTGGCAATCCACGCGACGCCCGCTTCCTTCACCATCACGACGGCGTAGTGCACGGGCTTGCCGGTGGTGGGGTTCCAGCGCACACGCGGGTCCGAGAAGAGATAGCCGCGTTCACGGTGCGCGCTGGCCAGGTCACCGGAAGAGTTCAGAACGCCGAGTTCCCGGAGCCTGGTACGAAAGGCGCGGGGCTTAAGGCCCAATAGGGCGGCGGTTTGATCCAGGGTGCGGTTCATGGCGTTACCTCAGGCTGCCGACTGGGCCTTCGTGCCCCGTCGAACGGCAATGACACAGCCGTCCAGCTGACACCGAAGGGATTCGATGGACCGGGAGTTGTAAACGGTGATGTCGCCGGGTTGGTGCTGGATCCCCGCCTCGCTGACATGTGGATTCACTGCCGGTGCATCGGGCCGCACGATGTGGACGATGGTGCCGCCGCGTTGGCGAATGAATTGCGCTTCATTCTCGAAGCGAACGTCGCTGACAACAAAACCGACCACGCTCGAAAGGGTGTTTTGCAGGTAGTTGAGGTTCTGTTCGGCGATCTTTACCCATACGTCTGGGTGCACCAGTTGGCGCGCCCACTCGGTGCCCATCGACTGCATGAGTTCTCGCGGTGACCGGCCCAGCCATTCCACTGGCTGTTCCTTGCTGGCCCCTTCAAAGTCGTCCGGGTCGAGGTTGAAGATTTCCATCAGCCCGGAACGCAGCGGGTCGGCGAACGCGTAGTGTTCCAGCAAGTGGTTGCGCACCAGGTGATCGGCGGCAGTTGATTTGCCCGAGCGGGCCGGGCCGGCGAGGCCAATCAGTATCGGCTTCATGCTGCATCACCTCCCCATGGGCCCAAGTCATCTGCCTTTACAGCGCGAGCGGGAAGGGTGGGGGCGACGCGGCCAGTGTTGACGATCACCAGCAGGCCGGTGCGATTCTGGATCGCTTCAACGGCCTTCGGGCTGGTGCAGGCTGCCGGGTGCAGATAGACCGGGCAGCGGGTGGGGCTGTGCTGTGTTGTCTGCATGTCTCGTACTCTTTGGTGAGAGGGATACGAGACAAAATTAGTATTCGTTGTTTCTTAAGTCAATAGTGTTACTGATATTTGCTTGTTTTTTATCGGCGACCAAAAAGAAACCCGCTCGAATGGCGGGTTTCGTTTGGTATGGTCACTGTGTCACAGATCGACGATTTTCCGTCGTGCTCTACCGTATACGACCCATTCGTCATTCATCTTAATGACCCGGTCGGGCCAGTTCGGGTTGGTTGCATGAAGAAACATATCGCCCCCTTCCTCGGTGAGCTGTCGAAGGGTGACGGCCTTGTCGTTTTGACGTTTTGCAACTACGAAGTCACCAGATTTCCAGACCATATCAGGGTCGATTACTACCTTGTCCCCTGGCATGAAGTCCGGTTCCATGCTTCTGCCTTCGACCCGTAGGATAAACGCGCGTGGTCCTGCTGGCCCCCCAGCTTCGACCCATTCTTGAGCGTCACCGGGCTCAAAGTCCCCGCGTCCTGCATGGTAAGCAGCCGCTTTCATATATCCAATCACAGGTAACAGCCTCCCCGCCGATCCCATCTCCGTGGTGTTTCGGTAGACGTCCCCTTGTGACGGGGCGTTCGATGCCGAAACATTATTTGCCAGAGCCATCGTTTCCGCGAGGCGAGGGCTGACGCTCTCGGGCGCGAAACGAAGGGCGCGACTCAGGCTTAATAACGCAGGTAGGTTCAGGGCGATCTTCCCTGTCATGTATTGACTTACGGCACTTTGGCCTGACCAGCCGCATGCTTCGGCGACCTTGTCCTGATTCAGGCTCGGGTCTTCCGATTTGCGAGTTTTGTAAATGCCTTTGAGGCGGGCGGCTTCTTCGGCGATGTAGGTCGGCTTTTTTGTCATGGCAGCAATTCTATAAGCATCACTTATGCTGCCCAAAGAGTAGCGGTTGTTTTTTCTTGCAACGGATTATGAGCTGAGCTAATGTTTGGCTCTGCATCCGTTCCGAGGAATTGAGAATGACAGTTGAATTTGGAGTGCCTTTGCGTGAGTTCGCAAAGGATAGGAGTCAGCTCGAAATGGCGGCGCTCCTGGGCGTGACCCAAAGTGCGGTTTCTCAAATGATCCTCAGTGGTCGAGATATCCGCGTGATCAAAGACGCCGATGGGAAGCTATCTGGCGTTGAGATCCGTCCGGTAGGTAGCCGCCGAAAACAAATGGCAGCGTAAGGGTGCCGGACTGGGGCCTCTCACCAAAGAATCCCCCAGCCCGGCTACGACGACACACAGCACATGCATATCGGTCGTGGTCGTAGGATAGGGCGTGCCCGTTCCTAAGGCTAGGCCGTAAATGGGGAATTTACGGTTATGAGCACTTCGAACCATTCACCGGCCTTTGGGCCGGTTCTTTCGCTTCGCAAAGCGCTGTATCGGGCCGGCCACGATTACAAGGGTGGCGTCACGGCTCTGGCCCTGGACATGGTGATCGATTACGACACCCTTCAGAAGAAACTCAAACACGATGAAGAACGCCGCTGGCTCGATCCGGATGAACTGGAAGAGGTCATTCGGCTGACCTGTAATCCCGCGCTGCTGGATGCGCTGATGAGGCCTGCGGGGATGGTCTGGTACAAGCCAGAGCCCGCAGCGCCCACTAAAGAGGCGTTGAAGTCGGTAGGGCGCTTGTTGCATGAAACCGGTGAGTTTGTATCGAGCATGCACGAAGGTGCCGCCGACAACGTGTGGGAGCCCCACGAAGTCGCGCTGCTGGAAAAGCATGGCATCGATGTGATTCGTGCGGTGCTGGGCATTATGGCTGGTGCGCGCCAGGCGATGGAGGATCGCGAAAATGGCTGATGACATCGATCGCGCCAATGACCAGGCCCAGTACCTTCTTGACGTCGCTTTGCATCGGAATCGACACGTTCCCCGGTCCCGTGTCAGCGCGCAGTTTTGCGAAGACTGCGATGAACCCATCCCGTTACTTCGTCAGCAGACTATCGAGGGTTGCGAAACCTGTGTCAGTTGCCAGGGGTTCCGGGAGCGGCGTAGATGAGTGAATCGATAAACACAGCGCCCACGGCGGCGTGGGCGCGTCGATACATTGAAACCTTTGGCCTGGCTCTCGTCTCGATTGAGCCGGGTGAAAAAGCGCCGAAGGGCATGGGCTGGAACAAGCCGGGTGGTTACTTAACTTCGGCGGACACTGCTGAAGCTTTCTGGCAAACACACCCTCACCACAACCTCGGCGTCGTCCTGGGGCCGAGCCGCATCTGTTCGTTGGATGTTGATGACGTCCAATGGACCAGACACGTTCTGTACGAGCTGTTGGGCTTGGACCTGGATGCAATGGCGTTGGTGTTCCCAACTGTCGTCGGTAACCCGGCGCGGTTTCGTGTCTTGTTTCAAGTACCAGAAGGCGTTGAGCTGAACCGGCATTCGCTTGCCTGGCCGAACGAAAACGACCCGGACGGGACAATCTACAAAGCGTTAACGGCGAAGGCCAGGGCCGCAAAAGCGGCGGGTGACGTTGAAGGGGAGGCGGCGGCCAAGGTCGAGTCGGAGCAGTACAAGCGCTTTACCGTGCTCGAACTGCGCGCCGGCCTGGTGCAGGATGTTCTGCCACCGTCTATCCATCCTGGAACCGGCAAGCCGTACGCGTGGCGGACTCCGCCGAACGCTACGGAGGGCTTGCCCGTATTGCCTGCCGATCTGTTGGCGATCTGGCAGAACTGGGACATCTTCAAGCGGGATGCCGAGGCGGCGTGCCCGTGGGCACCAAAGCCAAAGCGACCACCAGCGAAAGTCATAAAACGGCCGCCACCGGCCGCTGGCAAACCCCCTTCCGTCATTGATGAGTTCAATCGGTCTCACCATGTTGAAGAGCTGCTGCGCGCTCATGGTTACATCAAACGCGGCGCCAAGTGGTTGTACCCCCAGAGCAGCACGGGCCTGCCCGGCGTCACAGTCAGCGACGACGGCAAGGTGTATTCGCATCATGCGGCAGACCCGTTGGCAAACGGTCACCAGAACGATGCGTTCGAGGTGTTCTGTTTGCTCGAGCACGACGGGGACCAATCGAAAGCGGTGAAGGACGCGGCGCGTATGCTGGGCATGCAGCACTCGGCGCGGCCAGACCCAGGCGATCTTCCCCCAGCCCCATCTTCGAATGATGGCGGGCAGGACTCCGGCTCGGCTCCCGGTGAGGCCGCTCCAGCTGCTGACGGGGGTGCGGGGGAAGAGCTGACGTATGAGCAAGTGCTCAGGCGTTATGTGCTTGTTGAAGGCACCACACACGTGTGGGACCTCGACAAGGCGCGGGTGATGAAGAAAACCGCGTTTGAGGCGAGGGTTGGCAAGCCGCTGGCGAAACAGTGGATGGATGACACGCTCAAAAAGCTGATCTCGGATGACAAGGTTAAGGAGATCGAGCAGGCCCGCAAGATGGCGGGTAAGAAGGGCGGTGCGCTGAACCTTGAACCCATTGAGCGGTACGTCTACATCGATGGCACCAAAGATGTTTGGGACCGCGAGAAGAAACGGCGCGTGGCTGAGGGCGCAGTCAAAATGGCCTTGGGCGACATGTACGGCATGTGGTTGAACAGCCCGGAGCGGCGGGTGGTCGACGTCGAGAACATCGTATTTGACCCGACGATGACCAAGGATCCCAACGTCTATATCAATACCTTTGACGGGCTCCCCATGGAGCCCGCCCGCGATGACGGCGCCTGCGAAAACCTGCGGTGGCTGATTTCTTTCCTGTGCAACCACGATCAGTCATCCAGCGCTTGGTTGATACGGTGGTTGGCGTACCCGTTGCAGCACCTGGGCGCAAAAATGGACACGGCAGTGCTGGCTCATTCGACTATGGAAGGATCCGGCAAAAGCCTGTTGTTCGCTGACGCCTTCGGGATGCTCTACGGCCAGTACGCGGCCACGGTTGGGCAGACGCAGCTGGAAAGCAACTTCAACGCCTGGCAAAGCCGCAAGCTTTGGGCGGTGTTCGAAGAGGTCGTGAGTCGTGACCAGCGTTACAACCAGGTGGGGAAGATCAAGCATCTGGTCACGGGCAAGACGGTACGCATGGAGTCGAAGTTCATCAACGGTTGGGAGGAAGCCAACCACATGAACGCCGTGTTCCTGAGCAACGAGATTATGCCGTGGCCGATTGCCCCGAGCGACCGCCGGATGCTGGTGCTGTGGCCCATGGAGACGCTACCGGTAGACCGTCAGAAGGCTATCGGCAGAGAGCTGGCGAACGGTGGTGTTGCGGCGCTGTATGCGTGGTTGTTGTCCATTGACCTGGGCGACTTCGATCAGCGAACACGACCGCCGAGCACCGATGCGCGAGAGCGGTTGGTGGCACTGAGTCGGGCGAGTTGGCAAACGTTCCTGTTCCTATGGCAATACGGCGAGCTGGGACGCGATATGTGGGGCGCCTGTTTGTCGACAGACCTCTACGCGATGTTCCTGGAGTGGTGCCATCGCAACAAAGAGCATGTGATGAGCCAGACGAAGTTTTCATTGTTCATCAGTTCGGAGGTAGACAAGACTCGCGCCATACCCTGGACCGATGGCAGTAATCGCAAGTTTGGGGCGTTCTTCTTTCCTCGCGATGAGCAGGCTTCCCAGCCCCCATCACTCAGTTCGGCCGATCTGGGCAAGGCGGTGGTTGCTTGGCGGGCCGCTGCGCGCCTGGCGGGCTGGAACGTCGACAACTGGGACCACATCAAGGCAGCTGCAGCATGAATCCGTCCAAAAGTGTGTTGGGTGTGTTGGGTGTGTGTTGGGTTGGTTTTCGATACCCCACACAGTTTAAGGCGTTCTATTCCGGGGCTTTGCGGCCTGTGTGTTGGGTGTGTTGGGTTTGGCGTCGCGCACGCGCATGGGCGACGTTATTAGAAGCCACGACAGAGATGTTTTTTTCTTATGCGAGGACCATTCAACCCAACACACCCAACACACTCAACACATCTTATTTAAAGCCATTGAATTTAAAGGCCTTTGGGTGTGTTGGGTTTGTGTTGGGTAGAGTGTTTTTTGTGTCGGGTTTGGTTTTTCAGGGGGAAGGGCGATGATTGAGGGAGTCGAAGATCTGCTGCTGCATTGGGGCAACCAATGCAATCAGGTAGGTGAAGGTGGCGGGCTGGGTAGCCCGATGGCAACGATCATGGAGTGGGGCGGCTGTGCCCCGCGTGCCACCCCGGGATCTCGCGATTTGCTGATGGCGTCTGGGAGAGGAATGGACCACGCGGCGCTTGAAGTCGCCGCCGCCCTGGCACAACTTGAGCGCCAATCGGAGAAGGGAGCACTGCTTGTTGTCCTTGCTCGTAATCGTTACCTGCCTCGCCCGGCCTGGTCGGTCCGATCTCAGTTGCCACTGTTGGGCCTGGGCGAGGATGCGGATCGGACGTATCGAAACTGGGTTCACGCCCTGCATCAGCAGGTTCTGGTGATCCTGACTGCGCGAAGTGCGCCGCCGCGGGCACGGAACCGGCGCTTGAAGTCGGCGGAGACTGATCTTACGAGGGCTTCCAGCGTTGCGCGGGTCAGGACTTGCTAGCTGCCGTTCGTCTGGCCTTGTTGCCTCATGTCCGCCTCAAAGTGCGTCAAAGTTGCGTCGAGTTAACCAACCGAAAACTACCCCTTTTCGGTTTTTCCGGAGACAGGTAAAAAGTCCCCAAGATATGGAATTTGCGCCCCGGCGCTTCCCTCGCACGTGC